GTAACCTGTTCGGCAGTCATAGGTTCATATGCTGGTTCAGGCTCATTGATCTTTGCTTCTTCTTTCACAGTATAACTACCTGCAGTTGCTTCTTCACCAAGAACACGCATCAACTTAGACTTCAATTCGTCATAAGTTTTATAGTTAGTTGGATCAGTAAACTCTTTTAGCGAATGCATTTTACCATAGATGGCTTCGAGTTCAGCATCTTCTGCAAGTTGTGATGGACTATCGAACTCTGATTTATCATAGTTACGATAACCTTCAACATTACGAATCTTCAATTTGAAATTGGCACCCTCCCAAAAATCAAATGGATTGATAGGAGTTTCGTCTTGAAATGCTGGTTGCATGACGTCCATAATCTTATCAAAGATTTTCTTACCAAACTTATAAAGGAATACTTTACCTTCATTTTCTGGATTTGATGGATCACTCACCACATAGGCATTTACTACATAATGTAGTCTACGCTTTTGTGCTCGTGCTTTATCTTTATCTGATTCAATACCAGAATTCCAAAGCTTTGAGTTAAGTTCACCAACTGGATCGTTTTGACCAATTGATGTAAGTGAGTTTTCAATATACCAAAGACCTGTTGGGCCTTTAAAACCATGATCCCAATATCGAACCCATGGAAGATCTTCACCTTCAGGTGCTGGTAGAAAACGAAGAACAGCATAACCATTACCAGCTTTATCTACTGTTGGTTTCCAAATTCGTTCATCTACATAGGATTTGGTTTCTGTATTACCACCGCCAACTTTTTCTGCGGCTGATACTAGTTTAGAGATCTGATCTCTATTGCGTTTTAGATTTTCGAAAGACATATTTACCTCGTATAACTGAAATATTAACTGAAATATTATACCACATTTTTTTAAAATGGTACATACTATATATCACATAAAACTATCTAAATCGTTCTGCCTTGGCAAAAAATTTAACTTCATTGCTTCAGCTTCAACTTTATCTTTGATAATAGAAGACAGGAATTTCTTCACATCTTCTGGTTCTATGCCATTTTTTTCACAAAGCCAAAGAATAGCATCCATATATGAAAGTTGTTTTTCATTTACAGTTTGTTCAATTAGCTTTGTGAATTTTGATTTATTTAAAAAGTTTTCTTCTATCACTTATCAAACACTCTCAACAATATAGTCTCCTTATTAATTCGACTGTTAGTAGGACATGTCACCTTTGTAGTAAGTGACTTAAACTCTTTATCGATCTGGTTCGGAGTCTTACTCAGTACGACCGATAGAAATTCATCAGGTTTACGAAGTCGAGTCTGTCTCGATTGTTCGAAGTCTACACCTTGAAGTGTAGTGCCTTTGATTGAAAATCCATTCGGCGACTGAGTAAGATATTCTGTAAGGATCCGATATTTCACGTTGAACGTAAAGAGTCGTTGTTTACCAATAATCGTGATAGGATTAATTGATTGTAACTTAAACTCTGCATTCGAATTACAATATTGAATACGAGCGATTTGCTTATCTGCAGCCACGGGCTTTTTAATACGAACGGCACGTGTAGCCTTAGCAGCAGACTTGATCCTGTCCAGATCCGATAGCATGTCTTGACATGCCTTAATACGGCGATTGAGTTCTGGTTTTTTCAAATGCGAATAACCTTCCACAGCCTGAGGACAACGTTTGTGGTAAGCATCTTCATAATCTAGCAACCAGCCCTCAATCACCTGCCGGACTGGCTTTACAGCAGAGCCCGACAATCCATGACGTTGGAATTGTTGATATACATCAAGAGTGGTTTTTTCACCCTCGATCCATTCGTCTTCCAATGTCAATAGATCTTGCATAATAGTATTACCAATCTTTTTTTGCAAACGTTGCTGAGGTGATAATACTACGATATTCGATTGTTCTTTATCTTGCTCTTTCTTTTCAGCAAGTAAAACGGCACCACGTTCAACTAATTCGCCAATATATCTTTTAAGACCGCTGACATAATTAGGAATGGGGTGTTCATCTGTAGGTAAATTAGATGTAAGCCAAAATGCTGTACAGCTATGATGAGTGTACATTTCGAAAGCATATGAAGGATTCGCAAAGATTTTCTTTTGATCAGCTTTGCTATAATTAGCTTTGATCCAAGTCTTTAAGCTATAAGTAAGATCTTTCTTCTCCATTTCACCGTGAAAATAGGATTGACATGCTACCCAACCTTTATCCACAGGAATTGCTGCTACACCAGTTCTACGACGTGTAGAAACTTTTGCTTTTACTTTACGCTTTGCCATTTTAGCCATTACATTCTCCTCTAATTCTAGGTATATTCTACCACAGTTTCCTAGCAATGTACATGCTTAAAACGCATTTTTTTGAAATTAATTTCTCCTCATTTGAGAAATTGCTTCTGCGTCTTTTTTGTTGGTGATTGGGACCATGTTTGATTTGTGCATGGTTCCGATACCAATGATATAATCACCGGTGTACTGGTTAGCTTTGGATTTCGGCGAATAACCTGGTATTGTGTCCGACGTCTTGATTGTTGGACGATTTTCTGAATAAGACGGTATTGGCGCACGATACTCTCCTCCTCCTTTGTAACCAACTCGTTTGAGGAGCTTAGCCATTTTTTCTTCTTCGGCCAAGATCCCTTTAGTTTTTTTCTTTTTCCTCTTAGAAGAATTTCCGTGGACTTGAATGCCACGAATCATGTGCATAGACATTACATATCTCCGCTCTTATAGAAATCCTCATATATTCTTTTAATACCATTAATGTCTGGATGATTTCTTATCCACATTCCAGTATCAGGGTGAAATTCTTTTTGGAAGAATTCATCTAGTTTGACATAGCCTGTAGCCTCATTAGGATTGATTTTTTTTGAAAGCTCATCAAACTCTGCATCAGACATAATAGAATTATTGTCATATTCATATGCATATGCTGCAACTGAAAGACGAATCCTATTGCGTATTTCTTGATTCACTTCAATCATAAGAACCTAGTCTCCACTACTTCTTTTTCTTTTGTCAAGGTAACAACCCTAGCTTTGCTATGCCTACCCCCGACATGAACTTCGAACCATTCCCTAGCTTCGGTTTCAGTCTCGCAGACAACAGCAACCCACTCAGGCAATTCACTCTCGACTGCTTGGCACATAGTGCTGAATTGTGTTGTAACTGTCCAAGTCATTTCTAAACTCCTTACCTCATACGCCCAAGCTAGTATCTCCAATCTCTCCGCACGGCCTTATTGACGTTGCCGCTCTAGTTTGATTGAAACTAACATCCCCTAAGAGATCGTGCTTTCAGGTGGCCTGCCCTCCACACGGACGTATGAGGAAAAGAGTCATAAGACTCAATCCCAATCATTATCAAACCTCGTGGTTTCATACATCACTTCGCCATAGTATTCTTTGGCGTATTTCGATGCATCTGTATACGCATTGATATTGTCATCATCGTTGTATTTATCCATAAACGATGTTTCGGTACGGCGTACAGCATTGTTACGCTTTACCTTTTTATTGAATTTTTCGGCACATTCACGAATCATTGCCATACGTTCATCATAAGTCATCATTATACAAGTTCTCCTTCAAAGATGTCTGCAAGTTTTTCGAAACAAGCGTCAATATATTCAGAATTGTAGAAGATGCGAAGACCCATATACATGTCTGACTCTACAAAATTCCAAAAGCTGGTTGTACCAACACCGTCACGAGTGTTGAATTCGTCTTTAACAGCTAGATCAAAGCATTCGATTACGTCTGATTTGATTGCTGTACCATCATCTAGGTGTACGATTCTTGACATTTGCTTTCTCCTTCATTTGATATATACATCCTACACCAGTATGAAAGCAATGTACATGCTTTTTTTCACTTTTTTGTGAAATAATTTACTTTAATTTAAATTTTAATGGAATAATTTTCTTCTATTGTATTCTTTTATAGTATCAAGAAGTAAAGAAGTCCAATTATCCCTATGCTCTTTGAACACTAATGGTTCATTATCGTCTACATCCATGACAACAACTGTATTGACGATTGGCATACCAGTTCTTTCTTCCCACATAATAGCATAAGCTGCCATCTGACAAAAATAATTATGGATCTTGTCTTTTGTCTTTACACGTTTACTCGTTTTAAAATCAACGATTGATGGAACACCATCAAATTCTGCTACGCAATCAACACGACCAGCAAGACCAAGATGCCTACTATAAAGAGGAGCTTCGAGGTGAAAGATTTTTCCGATAGATCGATCAAGTATTGGCCTGACGTTTTCAAGACTTTGTCTAATATGTGGGAGATAATCTGTTGTGTCTTCATTTTTAAGATACCTTTCTATGATAGCATGAACTTGTGTTCCGCGCGCGGCTGCCCGCCCACCTACACGATTTGCTTCTTCTTCTCCAACCCGTTGACGCCACTTTGAAATGGCTTCTTCAGTTAAAATAGAGAGAACCGTTGTGATGCTAGGATAATCACCATCAGGAGTATGATAGACTCTGCCTGATGGTAATGTCTCTGCATCCAAATCATCATATCCCAAATCAACTTTTTCATGTATAAATTCCATTAGCTATTTAACATTTCCTTTGTCATAATATAATCTCTTACAAAATCTGATCTCACAATATCTTCCCATCCAAAATGAACTATATCAAAATCATTTAATCTTTCAATGATTCGCATAAACTCATAGATACCATTTTTTTCGTCATCATACTTAAAGTCTGTCTGCAAATAATCGCCTGAAAAAATAACTCTACAATTACGGCCAACTCGAGTAATTACCGAATCAAGTTCATGGAAGTTTAAGTTTTGCATTTCATCAACAATAATCACAGCATCATCAATAGTAATACCACGAATATGAGAAGTTGAATGAAACTCTAATTGTTTATTAGTACACAACTTCCCATAAGATCCTTTATCAGCAAAAAGTTCAGTAGCAATGGATTTATATGGTGCTAAAAAAGCATCTTCTTTTTCTGATTTACTTCCTGGTAAATAACCAATATCGCGTGTAGGAACCATAGAACGAATAATTACGAGTTTATCTTGAGCTTCATCTTTATCTAATATTGTTTCAAGCCCGAGATACATGGCTACAAAAGTTTTACCAGTACCAGCAGATCCCATCAGTACTAAGTGATCACCATCATCCCAAGATTTAAAGGCTTTTTCTTGGTTGACAGTCATAGGTTCATATTGTAGAAGATCGTCCCATCGTACAATCATACTATTATTTTTTGACTGTTTCTTCATACTTTAATAGTATTGCCCCTTCCTGAATTTTGTTTAATTCTTTTAAGATGATCTTTCCAACCGTCATCTGTTTTAGTTGCAAGACTGCCAACACCACTTACAATTTTTGGAGCAGATAATACTTGTTGAAGATTATATTCTTCACACATTTCTTGAAGCTCTGTATATGAACAAAAGACTTCCCAAGTATGATTACTATCGCTGTTGGCTCTTCTAACTGTATACGTTGGCATTAAACCACTCCGGAATAGGGCGTTTAGTCCAATCCATTTTGAATCGATCTTGTTTCGTTTGATAGAAAGCACGATATGCTTTTACAGGATCTTCAAGAGCAATGCATTCAGGATTAGATTTCATCGCAAGTTTAAATGGTGTGAGTGTCTTACTCGGAATATTAAAAGGATGATTCAATAAATGTTGCATAATCAATTTAGTATTATGTATAGGTTTTTCAGGTCTACCATATCTATATTCCCATTCCTTGCACAATGCATCAAAATGCTTGAGATGCCAATGATAATTAGCAGAAGATTCCATAGTCCATACAGTACAAGGATGGGTATGATGTACAGCTTTATATAAGTATTTTTCTAAGATGGGATCTGGATGAACCCAATAATCGATCATGCGTTTACCAGATTTTGAAGGTCGTTTTTCGAGTTTACCATCAAGCATACGATGTGCTGTTGAAAGCATTTGCGCAGATTCGACAATCATCTTGTTGATATGTTTGTCGCATTGAAGCTGAGCAGCTTTGATAGGATCTGTGTCAAGTATAAAGATGTTCATAATATAAAAACCTCGAGTATTATGATATATTCTACCACAAATACTCGAGGTTGTACACTCCTTTTATATGTTAAGTTGAAATTACTTCAGCTATTCTCGAGTCTAAATACTCTTTTTTCTGGATAACCTTTTTGAGTCGGTCATATTGTTTAGAGTCTTTAAGCCTTTGAATAAAAAGATCAAGTTTTTGTTTGTCTTGGTATAATCTTTCTAGCTGAATAGCTTCCATATGAGCAGAGTCCTTTGTTGTTGGCCGCTATTTTACCAAACCTGGAAATGCTTCGTCAACAAGTGGTTTAGTAAGTCCAGCGGGCTTGGTTTTGTTAATCATTGCAATAACCAATTTAGCATCCTCTGGGTGGATACCTTCTATCAAACCGATGAAAAGTCTTTCGCGTTTAATAGGATTCATACCATCACTGGTAGGAACTCCTTTTACGAAGTACTTAAATTTTTTGTGTTCTCTGAAAAGGGATGTGGGCGCATTATGCCCTTCTGATGGAGTATAAGGAGGAGATCCACCAGGCAGATTCCATTGAACGCTTTCGTCCATTGAACCTTTAATAATATCTTTTAGCGCCCAAGATTCGTTTTCTTTTAAGATACGAACTTTGTCTTCTTTTTTTCTAGATTTTTTAACTTCATCCAAAACTTCATAAACTAGTTTCTTCATAAAAATTCCTCAACGCTTTCAAGCAACATATTCATTTGTTTACCAACCATATAAGGAAAAACTTTGCCTTTATTTTTCCATGGATCTTGGTTTTCAAAACTATTTATAATTGATTCTTTCAAATCCGAAGGAGTATTTCGTAAATCAATAAGTTTTTCATTACGCTTAATATTGCGATATACTTCTTCTCCAAGAGATTGCGGATCTGCAATTAAAGCTTCTATCTTTTTCTTTGATAGAGGAGTTTGACGCAAACCTTCTACAAAAACATTATCTCCGCTCAATACATTAGGTACACCATCACTTGTGTCGCCTTTGAAAATATGTGTTTGACGAAAAAGATTGGGGTTTTGTTCAGCTACAAACTTTTTTGTAAGAGGAGAAAATTGACGGACATTGCCGTAAGTCTGCAGCTGAACAAAATCTTTATCAGCAGAAATGATCATAACATCTTCATTCTTGCCAAATTCTTGTGTTTGTTCTACAAGTGTAGCGATAATATCATCGGCCTCACAACCTTCGATATGTATTAACTTATAAGGGAAATTTTCTCTAATATCTGTACGCAAATCATTTAAGATTTCGTATGCACGATCCCAATCAAAATCAGATTTTTCACGGCTTTTTCTGCGACTTGCTTTATATTGAGGAAACCAACTACGACGCCAGTTATTAGCACCATCGCATGCAATGATTGTTTCGCCATATTCTTTTTCAAACTTAGTTTTGTACATACGAATGGTATTGAACACCATATGGCGAACCATACCTTCTTCTAATTTACCATTCGCAAAAATAGAACCAACGGCAATACCGTTAAAATCCATAATAATCATAATATATTCTCCAATTGTCTAGGTATATTCTACCACAATTTAACGAGATTGTAAATAGTTTTCTTTCAACCATTTTAAAAAAGCTTCATCAAATCCTTCTTCATGGACTACATTCTCGTGATTACCCCATTGTCTTTTGAAATAACCAGGAGCAGATTCCATCATAGTATTCTCATCGGACAAATGCCCTTTTTGAACCCACATTAATCTAGAAGCTTCTTTTAAATCTTTATATTTGTTCCAAAATTCATTACGATCTTCGGTTGAAGCTTTAATATCTTCAAATCCTTTATACATCATTATATAAACGTCGTGGTCTAGGGCGTCTTTTACCATAGCCTAACCTTTCCATTATTTTCATACGCTGATAATAATGATATGTAGACCATTCAGATATTTCTTTTTTAGTTCTACCGCAACCAACACATATGTCGTCTTTATTTAGTCTACAAACTTGTCGGCATGGACTTACGTACATGTTTTGCATGAATCTTACAGCCTATGAATTCATTGTAATATTCATCACTAAATAATACGTCACGATCAAATTGTTCCTTTGCTTCGTAATATGACATCTCGCCTTTAGTTTTACAAAGGCGAATAATTTCTCTTTTAAATCGATCTAATCCGTGTTCTTCAACGAGTTGTTGGACTTGTTTATTAGATCCACAATACGTTCTCCAGTCAGAGTCGACGGTTTGTCTGGATCTGCGTGCTCGTTTCGAATTTTTAGGTA